GAAGCTTTTTACCTTATAGGATTACCCGACATGGCAATTGATAAATCGTTATACCAAGCCCCACAAGGCATTGGATCATTACCCGAAACACCGGACTTAGAGATCGAAATTGAGAACCCTGATGACGTCACAATGACAATCGGTGGTATAGAGATCGACTTGATGCCTGATAGAGACACATCTGAAGATTTCAACGCTAACTTAGCGGAAGAAATGGATGAGAAAGACCTGTTAACTCTAGCCGGCGACTTACTGTCTGACTTTAATGATGACATTGCCTCCAGAAAAGACTGGATGCAAACATATGTCGACGGTATTGAGCTGTTAGGTATGAAGATCGAGGAGCGGTCAGAGCCTTGGGAGGGTGCTTGTGGTGTGTATCACCCCCTATTAAGTGAAGCATTGGTGAAATTCCAAGCTGAAACCATGATGAGTACGTTCCCTGCAGCGGGTCCGGTTAAAACTCAGATCATTGGTAAGGAAACACAAGAGAAAAAAGACGCAGCGACACGTGTCCAAGAGGACATGAACTATCAGTTGACTGATGAGATGACCGAATTTAGGCCAGAGCACGAGCGTATGCTGTGGGGCTTAGGTATGTCGGGTAATGCGTTCAAGAAAGTGTACTTCGATCCGCATTTAGACCGTCAAGTTTCCGTATTTGTACCTGCTGAAGACCTCGTTGTACCTTATGGTGCGATGAATTTAGAGCAAGCAGAGCGTGTAACTCACGTAATGCGTAAGACAGAGAACGATTTGCGTCGTTTGCAGGTGGCTGGCTTCTATAGAGATGTTGATTTGGGTGAACCAGACAACGTTTTGGACGAAGTTGAGAAAAAAATCGCTGAAAAGATGGGTTTTAGAGCGACATCTGACGACCGATACAAGGTGTTGGAGATGCACGTTGACCTCGATTTGCCGGGTTTTGAGCATGAAGAAGATGGAGAAACGACTGGTATTGCGTTGCCATACGTGGTTACCGTTGAGAAAGGCAGCAATACAATCTTATCTATCCGTAGAAACTGGGAGGAAGGCGATGAATCGTACCAAAAACGTCAGCATTTCGTGCATTACGGCTATGTGCCGGGTTTTGGTTTTTATTGTTTCGGGCTTATTCATCTTGTTGGCGCTTTTGCTAAATCTGGCACTTCTCTTATTAGACAGCTTGTGGACGCAGGTACATTGTCTAACCTCCCGGGTGGCTTCAAAGCTAGAGGAATGCGGATTAAAGGTGATGACACACCGATAGCACCGGGCGAATGGCGTGATGTAGACGTACCAAGTGGCGCAATGCGCGATAACATCATTCCACTACCTTACAAAGAGCCTAGCCAGACGTTAATGGCGTTGCTTAACCAGATTGTTGACGAAGGTAGACGATTTGCTAACGCAGCTGACTTACAGATTTCTGATATGTCAGGTCAAGCACCCGTAGGCACCACGCTGGCTATTTTAGAACGTACTCTGAAGTCAATGAGTGCGATTCAAGCACGTGTTCACTATAGCTTTAAACAAGAATTGGTGTTGTTAAAAGGTATCATCGCTGCCTACGCACCGGAAGACTATAACTACGAGCCAGATACCGGCAGTAGAAAGGCTAAACGTTCTGACTACTCGATGGTTGACGTTATTCCTGTGTCTGACCCAAACGCCTCTACAATGGCGCAGAAGATTGTCCAATACCAAGCGGTACTACAGCTGGCTCAGCAGTCGCCTCAAATCTACAACATGCCGTTGTTACACCGTCAGATGCTGGACGTGTTGGGTGTTAAAGATGCTCCGAAGTTAGTACCGATGGCTGAGGACATGAAACCGTTAGACCCGATCACAGAAAACCAAAATGTGTTGTCAATGAAACCTGTCAAAGCGTTCTTAACTCAAGACCATCAAGCACATATCCAAGTGCATATGGCTGCTATGCAAGACCCGAAAATTCAGCAGTTGTTGCAGGGTAATCCAGCAGCACCTCAGATTGCAGCAGCAGCGCAAGCACATATCGCTGAGCATTTAGGGTTTGAGTACCGCAAACAGATTGAACAACAGTTAGGTTTTGCATTGCCACCACAAAAAGATGAGTCAGGTGAAGACATTCACATGGACCCTGAAGTAGAAGCTAAGTTGGCGCCGTTATTGGCTCAAGCAGCGCAACAGTTGTTACAAAACAACCAAGCAGAAGCAGCTAAACAACAGGCTCAACAACAAACACAAGACCCATTGGTTCAGATGCAGATGCAAGAGTTGCAGTTAAAAGCAGCAGAGCAACAGCGTAAAGCGCAGAAAGACCAAGCAGATATTCAGCTTAAAGCACAACAGATTCAAGTTGAACGTGAGCGTATTGCAGCACAAGAACGTACAGCAGCACAAACCAATAAGGTGAACTCGTTGAAATCTGCGGCAGAACTAACTGCTAAACGTGATGGTGACGCTGCTCGATTGAAAATTGATGGTTTAAAAACAGCAGCACAGATTACTGAGCAGAAACGTAGCAGTAATCAGAAGATGGCGATTGATGCGTTGAAAACAGCGGCAACGCTGGAAGCTCAAGCAAAAAACAAGTCTGACGACAGATCACACCGATCAGCTAAGGCTGAAAAGCCTCAAAGGTTTGCTGAAGGAGGAAAAGTAGGTGAAAAGGAGAACCTAAGTGATGACTACGATTACGCAGGTTATGATCGGGCTGTTGCGCAAGGGTTGATTGAGTCTAGGGCGGGAGAAGAAGCACATTACCCTGACACTTTCAAATTACCTAACCATATTACTTTTTCTGAGCAGAGCAAGTACTCTAATGAGAAAACCCCCGGTGGCCGTTGGATGGAAACAGAAGGCGGACGATACTATTTTCACCCGTCAGAACATAACTTAAAAAACACTTCACCTGATGCAATGGCAGAGTATTTTAAAAATTATGAGAAAAAAGGGACATCAGTAGTACTACCTGATGGAAGAATCATAGAAGGATCAAGATAATGAATGCATTTGAATTGTTGATCCAACAGATCAATGAGGAAGTCGAACTAATCCAAAATGCTATCTGCCACGGGAAGGCGGATAGTTTTGACGAATATAAACGGCTCTGTGGTGAGGTACGAGGGTTACTCATCGCTAGGGAATTAACTGAAACCCTTAGAAACAAAATGGAGAACTCAGATGACTGAGATATTACTGGCTACAAACCCCAGTAAACCGCAAGTAGTTGGTGCTGTTAACTTGGAAGCCACCCCTGAAGAGAAAGCAAGCCAGCTACCTAAACCATCGGGTTACCGCATCTTATGTGCTATTCCTGAAGTAGAAAAGGAATACGAAAGTGGCATCATTAAAGCTGATGTCACTATGAAACACGAAGAAGTATTAACCACTGTTTTATTCGTAGTTGCTTTAGGTCCAGATTGCTACCCAGAAGAGAAATTCCCTAGTGGTCCTTGGTGTAAGGTAGGTGATTTTATTTTGGTTAGACCGAACGCTGGTTCACGACTAAAGATTCACGGTCGAGAAATGCGAATTATCAATGATGACTCGGTTGAAGCGGTCGTTCAGGACCCTCGCGGCATAAAGAGAGCATAAGGAGTAGAACATGGCTGAATACGAAGAATATAAATTCCCAGACGAACAAGATCAGAACAATGAGCTTGATATTGAAGTCGAGATTGAAGACGATACCCCGGAGGAAGACCGAGGCCGTCAACCCATGCCTAAAGAGATCGTTGACGATTTAGATCGTGATGAGCTTGAAGAGTATGACGAAGGTGTTAAACAGAAGCTGAAACAGCTTAAAAAGGTTTGGCATGATGAACGTAGAGCTAAAGAACAGTTAGCTAGAGAGCAAGAAGAAGCTTTAGCGGTAGCTAGACGTTTATATGAAGAGAACCAAAAACTACGTTCTGCATACAGCACCGGTGAGAAGGAATACATCTCTACCGCACAGACTAACGCGCAAATGGAAATGGACGCTGCTAGACGCGCGTACAGAGAAGCTTACGAGTCTGGCGACACCGATGGCGTGATTGCAGCGCAAGAAAAGATGAATTTGGCGCAATTAAAGGTACTTCGTGCCGAAAATTTAAAGGAGACCCCTTTACAAGAACCTGAAGATATTGTACAACAGCGCCGTGAAGAACGACCTGTACAACCTCAAGCCGTACAACCTGACCGTAAAGCGCAAGCGTGGCAAGAACGCCACAGCTGGTTTGGTAAGGATGAGGAGATGACAGCAGCGGCATTAGGCTTACACCAGAAGCTAGTAAATAGTGGCGTTGAAGTAGGTTCTGACGAATACTACAGCACATTGGACAAGACGATGCGCACAAGGTTTAGCGAGCATTTTGGGGAACCCAAGGCAAAACCACGCACAGTCGTAGCGCCGGCAACCCGTAGCACATCCTCGAATAAGATAAGACTTACTCAAAGTCAGGTCCAAATTGCCAAAAAGTTTGGTCTAACCCCTGAAGTTTACGCTAGAGAAGTTTTAAAATTGGAGAATAAATAATGGCTACTACACAAAACAGAATAACTCGCGAGCTAGAAACCAGAGCACTAACAGAGCGTCCTAAGCAGTGGATGCCACCTGAAGCGCTCCCTGAACCTGACAAAGAGGATGGTTTCGCCTATAGATGGATTCGCGTTTCAATGCTGAACAAAGATGACCCTAGCAACATTTCAAAATCGTTTCGTGAGGGTTGGGAACCAGTAAGAATTGAAGAGCAACCAAAATACACACTGTTAGCCTCTGGCGAGGGTCGATATAAAGACAACATCGAAATTGGCGGCCTATTGTTATGCAAGATCCCTAAAGAATTTATGGACCAACGTAGAGCACATTATGCTAACGCCACAGAATCTCAAGCGAGTGCAGTAGACAATAGTTTTATGAGAGAAAATGATGCGCGTATGCCTCTGTTTAGAGAACGCAAATCAACAACTTCTTTCGGTAAAGGTTCTTAATTTTTAGGAGTTTATAATGGCTTATCCTGTCGTTTCAGCCCCATATGGGTACAAGCCGGTAAATTTGTTAGGCGGTCAAGTATTCTCGGGTTCTACACGTAATGTGCAAATCCAGTACAACTACGCTACACCAATTTACTTTGGCGATGCAATTAAAGAAGTTAACGGCTTCGTAACTCGTGCGTCTATCGCATCTGCTACTACCGCTAACCAAACAACCGGTATTTTCTTAGGTTGTTACTACACTAGCCCATCAACCAAACAACGGTTGTGGAGTCAGTATTATCCGGGCAACATTGCTGCCGGTGACATCACTGCGATTATCTCTGATGATCCAGACATCGTTATCAGAGCGGTTATGTGTACTTCTGCAGCAAAT